GCGGCCGCTGTAAGAGTCGCGGGCGGCGGTAAGTAAATCATCGGCTGTAATGCTGGGCCGGCGGCTAATGTAAGCGAGCATTTCGCGGGCGTGGTGTAGGTCTTTGGTTATGTCGCGCATTTCTGATCGGTAGGCTGTCGGGTCGCCGTAATTCCCGTACTCAAGGCCGGGGCGTTGTTTGATCCAGCGATAAAGGCTGTCGATTATTTGCTGCTTGCGTTGTTCCATGGTTTGGTTCTCTTGGTTGATCGGTGCGAAGCTGCACCCCTGGACACTTCGCAAAGTGTCCGAGGTTGCATCCTCAATAATCCATGTCATCCTCAAGGGCGGTGACTAGCCCGTCGAAGTCTTCAGAAGGGCCAAGCATGGCGGCCAGCATAAAAACCTTGTCGCGGTCGTATTCCTCGGCCAATGATTCAAGATAATCGCGGCGGTTCTTGTATCCAAGCTCTGTGTAATCGTTCATTTTGGTGCTCTCCGTGGTTTGATGTGGGTTAGTTCGATGAAGTTAGCGCCATGGTCGCGCTGATAGATTGCCAGCCATTGGTGAGCCGTGGCCGGTTCGCACAAGCGAGCCAGTCTCCAATAGCCCGTGATGGGGTTGTATTGCCACAAGGGGATAGGCCGCATGCTAGATCCCTTCGAGGGCCATTTGGCCGCGGTTGCGTGGCTCTACTTTCGGCCGAAAGCGTGTGCGTAAAGCCATGAGCCAATAGCGGCGTTGATGTTCGGGCCCGACAAAATGCAAGCTGTAAACCGTCTCGGCGCCGGTTCGCCAGTCGATCTCGGGGCTGGTCGAAACCCACGTGTGCGGGCCTATGTGCGAGTCGCTCGGGTGGTCATAGTCGTCGAGTGCTTGCATAAGCTCGCGGAACCCGAAGGGCTCGCGCTCGAATTCAAAGCCGGCGTGGTCGACTTCGCCGTGCTCGGCGCTTTCGGGGGTTATTACTTCAAAAGTTTTGCTGAGCAGCATCATGATTTCACCTCGATAGGCTCGAACCAAGCCAGCAGCCAGCAGCAAGAAGGAAAGCCGCGGGAGTCGTGGCGTAGGTGCTCGGCGGGTTTGTCAGTACCAAGAGGGAAGGTATAAAGCTCGGCGCATTCAAAGCCATGAGCTCGCATGGCCTGATCGGTAACGGCAAAGCTATCGCGGCCGATAGCAGCAACAAAGCCTTTGCCAACGTGGCCCTGGTGCATCATCGAGTTGCAAGCTTCAAGGTCTTTCATGATGGACAGGCGCTCGGGCCATGTGCGCTCGGTGTATGGTTTGTTCATGATTGCACCTCGTCGAGGGTTTCGATTACGTAAGCGATCTGATCGGAAATAATTGGGAAGGCTTCGCGCAAGTCTTGAAGGGTAAACAGCAAGGCTTTCTCGTCCATGGGTTCGCAATCCCTTTGTGCTTTGATTGCGTGCGCCAGGTCTACGGCGGCAAGATAAACGGCGGCGCATTGTGCGGCGTTCATGCTTGCCCCCGTTCCGCCATGGTGCGACCAAAGCGGCCGGAGATAATGACGCGACCCCAGTCGGCCGGGTATTGCTGGGCCCATGAAAGCGCATCGGAGAATGAGTGCGCCCGGTGGGTATAGGTTGCATTGTCGGATAGCACTCGCACTGTAAAGGGTGCAAAGCGCAGGGCTAAGCGGTTAATCAGTTTTTTCATGGTTCTCTCTGGTTACGGTGGAAAGCCCACCCCAAAGCCCCGCACGCGAGGCGATGGGCTAGGCTCTCAGGGTTGGTAACGTGGGAGCGATCTAATCCAAGCATCGCCCCGGGTATGCGTCTCAATAATCCGGTAATTGATACCGGTGCGGCTAAGGGCTGCCACAAAGCGCGGGCCGTCGCAGTCTTCCTCAAGCCAGATTAAATCGCCATCGCAGTATGAGTAAGGCGAGATATGCTCGAGCAAGCGCAGGCGAGCAAGCATGGCGCGGTCGGCACTGATCCAGCCATGGCCGGGATCTTGTACGTAATCAAGGGTAATCATGGGGAAGGCTCCAAGGGAAAGCCCCAAAGGGGCGGTTAGGTTATTCGCGTTCAATGATGAAACGATAGAGTTGCGCGGCTGTGGTCAAGCGTACGGGGTTGGATTCAATCCAACGGCGCCCCCCGGACATGCAGAGGCAAGGATCGGCAACGACAACAAAGCCGGCTGAATGCTCTAGTACTTCAAAGCCTGCGCGGGCCAAGCTTGCTAGGTGGGTTGTAGTGATTTGGTTCATGTCGTTTGCTCCAGTGGTTGATTAATGAGACAACATATTGTAGGCGTGTTTTGTATTGTCGCTCAATAGCCATACGTCAGCCAGGATCGACCACTCAGCGGTTGTAATCTGCCGCCGATCGGTTATCATGCGTTCGCATAACGTTCACACGGAAGGGAAGGGCAAAGCATGGCAATGGAAGGGCCTGAGCTACCAGCAGCAGCGGTCAAGGCAATGGGGAGAGGGATACCAGCAGATAGAGTGCTTATGCCTCACGTCGACCTAACAGCCAAGCAAAAACAATTCGTGCAAGCGGTAGCAGCGGGAGCTACTAACCGAGAGGCTTACTTGCAAGCGTATGACGTGAGCGGCAGCAGCAGCACGATTAGCAGCACGGCTAGCAGGATTGCAGCCAATCCAAAAGTGCGTGCAGGGATTGATCAGCAAACGAGCGTTAATAGGCTGAGGTATTCGCAGAACCCCCTAGACATCCGAAACTTCGTGGTCGACAGCCTGCAGCACGAGGCGCGAACGGCTCAAAAACCCGGTGACCGATTGCGTGCGCTCGAGCTACTGGGCAAGCTGGCGGACGTTGCAGCCTTCGAAACCCGCTCGGTTGTCACGCATCAAAGCGGCAGCGATACCACGGCACGACTGCGCGAAAAGCTAGCCAGGCTCGGCGCGATCGAGGTTGAGGCCCGCCAAGTGGCGGAGGGGGGAGAGACCCCCACCGTACCCCCACCCCCACAAACAGGCCGGGCATCTGGTGGGCCGACTAGGTCCACTAATCCACACCAACGATTTGATAATTTTTCAGATCCACACCAACAATCTGCTGATTCTGCCGATCCCCAAGAGGGGTACCCCCCTGAAGACGGAGAAACACCGCCACGTGGCGGAGTTTTTGAGGAGGAGGCCCCCTTGGAAGAAAGTTTGGGCTCCCATAGTGGGGGGAAGAAAAAAAAGGAGAAGCCGATATGGGAGGATCCGAAGCGGTGGTATGCGGAGACGATGGGGGAGGTGCCGAAGATAGAGTGGCAGCCAAGGGAGGAGGCTAGGGATGAGGTGCAGAAGAGGTTGAAGGATGACGAAGGCGGAGGCTAAGGTATTGTTGGCGGTGAAGACTTGGTGGGAGTTGTATCACTTTGGTCCGTCGTATGACGATATACGGTTTGTGTTACTTCAGGATAGTAAGAGTAATGTGCATAGGCTTGTGAAGAGTTTGTGTAAGCAGGGGTATTTGAAGAGGACGCCTGGTAAGAGTAGGAGTGTTAGGGTTGTGAGGAAGAAGGATGGATCTTAGGCAGTTGGCTAAGGCGGCCGCGGGTAAGTTGCATCTTCTGACTGAGGAGGAGAAGCGGTTACTGCTTAAGGAGATAGAGGAATTAGAAGCTGAGGATGCTAAGGCGCATGCTCAGGGTGATTTCATGGGGTTTGTGAAACGCATGTGGCCGGGGTTTATACCGGGCAGGCACCATGAGGTGGTGGCTAAAGCGTTTGAGGATGTGGTGAATGGCCACAACAAGCGGTTGATTATTAACATGGCGCCGCGTCATACCAAGAGTGAGTTTGCAAGTTACTTGCTGCCTGCTTGGTTTCTTGGAAAGAATCCACAGAAGAAGGTGATTCAGACATCGCATACGGCTGAGTTGGCCGTGGGTTTTGGTAGGAAGGTCAGGAACTTAATTGATTCAGAGGAATACCACGCCGTCTTTGATGATGTGAAGTTAAAAGCAGATAACAAGAGTGCTGGCAGGTGGGCAACTAATAAGGGTGGTGAGTATTTTTCTATTGGGGTTGGTGGATCGGTAACGGGCAAGGGTGCTGATTTACTGATTATTGATGATCCGCATTCAGAGCAGGAAGCAAAACTGGCGGCTCATAAACCTGATGTGTTTGATTCAGTGTATGAGTGGTATACGTCTGGACCACGGCAGCGTCTGCAACCTGGCGGGGCAATCATTATTGTGATGTGCATGACTGGGGATACTCCAGTTTTAATGGCAGACGGAACAGAAAAGCCGCTAGGCGCGATAAGAAAAAATGACCTTGTAGCTACCTTTGATAAAGGATTGTTAACCACAAGCAAAGTAAACAACTGGCAGTCAAGTGGTGTTGATGCCGTATACAAAATACAAACACGATCTGGTAAAATACTTCGTGCAAACAAGAAGCATCCGTTTCTTGTTATGAATGAAGGAGTCTTGGAATGGACCAGATTGGAACAACTGAGGGTCGGGGATTTACTTGTATCGTTGAAGGGTGCGGCAGGCCGTCGAGGGCAAAAACAAAACCCGGCATGTGCGGGCCATGTCAATCAAAAGAAAGCTACCACCGAAGAAACCCTGATGCACCACGCAGAGAGCTTGGGTATCACGGAAAATGGAAAGGTAAAACGTGTTCTGAAGAAGGTTGCGAGAAGCCTGTTCACTGCGATGGGGTATGCCACGACCATTACGCAAAAAAATATTGGGCTTCGGGTAGAGGGCGTAGAGACGCAGAATCAAACAGGGCGGCGCGGATTAAATCTAGATACGGGATTACTGTCGATCAATACGATGCAATGGTTGCAGAGCGCAATAACAAATGCGATGTATGCGGTGAACCCCCATCAACAAAAAATACACGTGCCCATTGGAATGGGAAATTGTGCATTGACCACTGCCACGATACCGGAAAGGTTCGAGGGCTCTTGTGTAACGACTGCAACCTCACAGTTGGATACGGAAAAACTCCGGGCATACTTGAACGAGCTGCATCGTATCTCAGATTTCACAGTGGACCCAATCATATCGATTGATTACGATGGACAGGAAGAAGTTTTTGACGTTGAAATTGAACGCACAGAAAATTTCATAGCCAACGGTGTAGTTAGTCACAACACCAGATGGTCGTTGAGAGACCTGACCGGGCAGGTGTTGAAAGCAAGTCAGACAAGAGGTGGTGATGAGTGGGAGGTGATTGAACTGCCCGCCATCATGCCGTCTGGGAAACCGGTGTGGCCAGAGTTTTGGAAGCTAGAAGAACTGATGGCTTTGAAGGATGAGCTTCCGGTAAGTAAGTGGAATGCTCAGTATCAGCAGCAGCCGACGGCAGAAGAAGGTGCGATTGTTAAGAGAGAGTGGTGGCAACGCTGGGAGCATGACAGGCCGCCACCAGTGGATTTTATTATTCAGAGCTGGGATACTGCTTTTTTGAAGAGTACGCGGGCGGACTTTTCGGCTTGTACGACATGGGGTGTGTGGACAACCGAAGAGGGTGATACCAATATTATTTTGCTAGACGCATTTAAGGATCGGTATGAGTTCCCAGAGCTTAAGCAGAAGGCTTATGAAACCTACAAAGAGTGGGAGCCAGATGTATTTCTGGTTGAAGCAAAAGCAGCAGGAAGTCCCCTCATCTTTGAACTCAGGCGTATGGGGATCCCTGTC